AGGGGAAGGACATATAACGAAGAAACAAATAGAAAAGAAACTAAAAAATTCTGCTAAAAAACCAGTTGAAATTCAATCAGCTTCGCGCGGAGGACTAACCTTAGAAGCTATTGAGAAAATGGTTTTCAACATGGTTGGAGACAGAATAGAAGCCAATGGTGGGATGGCTAGAACCATTCATACTGGTAAGATTGGTAATATGAAAGCAGATAATATTATGACAATCGGTCTTGCTCCTTCCATCATTGATGAATGGATTGATGACATTATGGATATTTCTGGCTCATCGCGCGCGGACAATATAGAAAGAATTCGACGTCTTGGAGAATTGACACAAAATGCAGATAAAGGTTTTATAATCTATTCTAGTGATAAAAATTATACTTTGAATCAAAGGTTTCGTGAGCAATTTGGTTTTTCTGCCGGGTCGGCATTGTCCGCTCAATCATTCTATGATGTCACGCGCAATGTAAATAAGAACGCGCGCACTTTTACTGGTTTATTGGTCAATACAATTGGCGGAGCTATAATGGATACCGAAGGAACACGTGACCGCTTAGCCGAGATTATCGCAGAGGACATCGCTGTAATGCTTTTTGATGATTATCAGACAATTGGTGATTTTAGAGGAAAAGCAGGAGCTCGTGCTATTCATATAATGAATTTAGGTAATATAATGATACCACTTTCCGTCTTTTTGACGATGTTTGCTAATGCAGTCGAGCAAGCGGAAAGTGATCCTTCTGATTTTGTGAAGGTCGCAATTATGACACCTGAAATTGAATTCAAAACATATTCAGAGCAACTGGAATGGCAGGCTAGGAATGAGGCGACTTCTAGTGAAGCTTGGAGCTTCCAGCGGGAGCAAGCTCTACAAAAGATTCGTATTTCGGTTCGTTTCTTCCGAGAATTCCGTTCTTTCATCACTACGCTCGGTCAATAATTTGAAAATCAAAAAAATTATGATATACTATTTATAGAAAGTAGAAAGGAAAGAGAATATC